ACCTTGCTCCACCACACCTAACTCCACCCTAGCCAACCAATCCGTACCGTGGCTTATTGAGTAATGTCTAGTTTGACAACATTGAATCTGCCAAACGTGGGTCTAAAGTCACCAATACCTACCAAGCGACCAGATGTATTTAAAACCTCTTGAAACAATACTGGGTCTATATACTCAGGTGTTAATACTTGCATATGAAACTCTGCCCTCCAACCTGTGCGAATAGCCGGTCTAGTTCTGTTGATGCTACTACGCATAATAGTTACACGTCTTTTATCCAAGTAATCCCAATCCTTAACACCTAGTGAAGCTAAATCAGTTAAAGACACAACTCCGGCTTTGAACAAATCCATTGCGGATTTTCTTGGGGATCGAGGGTCTTTCTTAAACTTAGAAGCATGGATAATAGACTGTCTAAGATACTCACTAGGAATACACAAATGACCCTTGTCATTTCTCCAGACATACGCTTCAATATTGTCAGTCTTTTTAGCCGCCGAACCCTTTGATGCTTTTTCTTTTGCTTCCACATCTTCACAAGACCATCTGTGAAACAACAAATCACAAGCACCTTCAAGTGTGATGTGAACCGCATACGGAATATCTGCATCAACTGTAAACTTCCCATCATTTGATGGGTTAGAGATAACTGCAAGTTTAGCTTTCTTCATTTCTTCACCGCCTTTTCTTTTTGATTAAACCCTATTATTTTTTGCAATATAAACTCCTGATCCATACCAAGACCTTTGTAACCAAGTTGATGAGACTTGATAGCAGTCACCAGTTCTTGCTCATTGGTGTAAAAAACAATCTTGTCATCAGGCACTCCAAAAGTATCTTCAACTGTATTGACTGTAGATACCTTATCCTTCGCTAACTCCTCAATATAAGTTGGCTCTCCAAAAGATACATAGCCAACTCTGG